CGGAGGACTACACGAAGACAAGGGCTGCCTTGCTTGGTATAACTACTGCCATTGATGACGTGTTTGGGGAAGTGAAGCCGCGGCAGATAGAAGATCCCGAACCGCCGCTGTAAGAAGAGAGTCCCCCAGGCCCGACACAACATAAGGCCCGGGGGCGGCTCCCAGAGCTGGGGAGAAAGCAGCCTGGGTTCCGATTACCTGCTAGCCCACACGAAATGGCGACGGGCGCTGAAGCTATTCCGTGCTTATGGACTTAGCAAGTAACACTCTAACTTTACGCCTCAAGTCCGGCTCCTTACCAAGGAAGGTATTGAGCCACTTGTCGGCATGTAACTGATTCCCCTCGATGGCCTTCTCTACCCAGATCTCGGCCCATCTTGCGACCATCTTAGGGTGTACCTTAGCCTTCCGAATCGGATCGGTAGGCATTTAATGCTCGCTTAGCCTTCTTGAGCGCTGTGTCCAGCTCTCTCAGCTCAACCTCAATAGCATAATACTTGGCTTCTAGATCTGCAATCTGTTTTTCTGTGCCTTCGACGACCGCTTGAAGTTGGTCTTCAATCGTCTCTGGAGCCACCGCAGTTGGCGGTTGGCTTCCTTCACTCCGTCCGGCTTCTCCATCTTCCCGTCCGCCAGCAGGCGCAGGTGTAGCCGCGCTGCTGCCATCCTCAGTCGCTTTACCTGTTTGCCCCGCACTTAACTCCTCCTCCTGCCTTTCAAACTCCGCCTTGACCAGCTCATGCCACCGAGTGGCTAGGTCAGCGTTCAGCTTGCCCTTGAATTCGGCAAACACCGCCTTGCCCATCGGCATAAGGTGGGCAGGGATACGTATCCCCGTGTCTGTAGTTTCTGTCAGGTCAAGGACCTGAGCAAAGCTCTCTGGATTAAGCACCTGTGTTCTCCCTCACAAGAGCAGATTCTCGCTTGATTTGTAGAGTACCACACGCCCCCTTGAGTTTGCACCACAATCCATGCACTTGTAGCGCTGGTAGGCGTTGCTGCGCGCTGGGCGCTCCACACCGCGCTTCTGGACGCTGGTGCCCCCGCAGTTCGGGCACACGGGCTCCTGGGGGTTGTCTATGTACAGTCCCCGGTTGGGGTGGTTCTTGATCCACGGGCGCAGGTAGCGATACAGCTCCTCCAGCACCACGATGTCCTGGCAGTTGTACTTCTTCATCACGGCCTGGGCCTTTTTGTCCCCGGCCATCACCTCTTCCCAGAGCTGCATACCCTTGTGCTCGGTCTTCCGCTGGAGCCCCAGCTCCGAGGCGACGGAATCCATCGAGTTGCTAAGGAAGCGGAAGTTCTGGCGCACGATCTGGAACATATCGAGCTGGTGGTAGTTGGTCGGAGGGCTGAGGCCAAGGATGGCAAACTCGCGGTTCAGGGTGGGGATGTCAAACTTCTTGCCGTTGTAGTGGACCACCATGTCGGCTTGATCCAGTAGCTCGTAGGCTTGCCGGATCATCTCCTCGTGGCCGTGCTGCCACTCGCTGGCAAAGTGAATCTTCTTCTTCCCCTCCCACCGTGCTGCCCAGCACAGGGTGTACCCTCTATCGACTACTTGGCTGATCGGTACAAAGCGTGTCTTGAGGCCCCATATTCGGGCCGTGGCGGGTGCTGTTTCGATGTCAATATACAGCACGTTCATAGCTACACCTCGTCTTGTATGCTCAACAAATAGTCGATATACCACCGGGCCTTCTTCAGATCCTCGGCCCCGTTCTTCTGCTTCCAACGCCACAAATACTTGATGACGTTGGCAGTACATACGGCCTCGATACCCTTCAGATTGACCGTCGCGGCAGCCAGAGCCTGGATGCACTCTATGTCCCCCGCCGTATAGTGGGCGGGGTGGTTTACGCGATCTACTTCAGCCATTCCTTGGGTATCCCGTCGTCTACAAAGCAATAGAGAAAGCCGTTCTTGTCACACCACTCGCTGTATCGCGTCTTGGAGGACGCGCTCAGCTTGTTATCCACCTTGAAGACAAAGCGGATGTCGATGTCGGGGTGTTGCTCCTTCAGCAGAAGGTGCTTCACCCGGTCCGCCTGGGTAAGGCGTCCCTTCGCCTCAAGGATCACTCCGTTAGGCAGCACAAAGTCGGGTAGGTAGTGCCTGACCTTGGGCTGGTAAGGAAGCTGCTTCTCCTTGGGCTCGTACTCGTACTCAGTCTTCAGATCCTTCAGGGCATTGCTGACCTGATGCTCTAGCCCGGATCTAAATCCCTTCTTCAGGGCTATCGCCCGCGTCCTCGACCGTACTCTTCGCGGCATTTCGCTTCCGTCCTCGTGCAGGGGCACTCTCTTCCGTAAGGAACGAGGGCGCTGGTACATCAATTCCCTGTGACTGTTTGGCCTCCCTCGCGGCCTTACACCACTTGTCGAACTCTTTAGCTTTCTCGGCAAAGGCCAGGATGGCCTCTTTCTCGGCATCGGTTCCCTCCCACTCCGCTGCGTAGAAGTTTTGGTCCGGCTCGGCTACGTACACGTTTTGGCCTCGTTTGAGCGAGAGCCACACTCGGTTACCTGGCATTTTCATCAGTCTGTCTCCGGTTTTTCAAGGTTCTTAACGGCGTCCATAAGGACGGTTACAAGGCCTCGCTCGATAAAGTATTGTGCTGCTACCGGGCTCATGTCCACGGTAAGCGTTGCGCTGCCGTCTTCATTCTCCTCGACGCTCAGCACGTCCACGCTAAAGTTGGCGTCTTTAATCATCATTCCCTCCGTACCAGTCCAGCACGCACTTAAGCGCCTTAGCTAGCTTCTTGAGCTGCTTGGTGTTCTCCTCACGGTCATAGGAAAACATCCCAAGCCTGCCGTTATCTAGGTCTTCCTTGATCCACCCAAGCTGTTGGGATAGCTCCTTAACTATGATGGACTCAATCTGCTCGTCACACACTTCAATGGTTATCATCACTCTTCTCCCTTTGCTTTTGCGATTGCTGCGTGGGCCTCAACTACGGTCAACGAGTTGTCAGAAACATGACCCCGCTTTTCCAGCAGCGAGACCGTTGCCTCCAGCGCTTCCAGCAGCTCTGGCGCCGCAGCGGCCAAGTGGAGGGCTTTTTGGGCGCCGGGCATCGTATTGGCATCGACGTAGTAGCGCTCGTCGTCGCGGCGAATCTTCCAGCTCATTGATCTTCTCCCTTTGTGTCCATCAAGGCCCCTTAACGGGGATAGCGAACCCTAAAGTAATCCTTACAAGTTGCACTTTCCTGCGCATAGTTTGCGGTGATTGGCACACTTTTCTGCGCATGTGTGAACTACAGTACACACTCCAGTGCCTATTCCGCCCACTCCTCGTGGTCGGGCTTCGGAGGCATCCACATCTCTCCGTGGTACGTCTGCATCCACAGCAGGCGGCCCACCTCGATTATCATCTCGTCGGCCTTGTCTCCGTACTCTTTCTCGTACGCTTTGCGCACCACCTCGTACATCTCGTATTCGGTGTAGTGCGGGGGATCGTCAATGAAGGGCAGCATCTTCTCCGCCGTCTTCTTACCGATGCCCTTGATCCCGGGAATGTTATCTACGCTGTCCCCGGTTAGCATCTGGCGCCAGAAATAGACGGGCGCATCACAATCGGCAACGTAGTAGGACTCGCGCTTGACGTAGTTGTAGTGGAACCCGGGCACCATATCCAAGTCCTTATCAATGGTGCAGATAACGCTGTCCTCGCCGCGGTCTCGGGACTCGTGCTGGTAGATGCTCAGCAGGTCGTCTGCCTCGCAGTTATCCGACGTCACGACCTCGTAGGTCTTGACCATGAAGTCCTTGATAGCCTGAGCGTGGATAGGCTTGTGGGTCTCGTCCCGGTTCCCCTTGTAGGGAAGGGTCTTGGCTACGTCAAAACGGAAGTTTTTCTTGCCAGACAGGAAGCCGATCATACTGTCCAAGCCAACGTGCAGATCCTTGCACGTCGTCTCAAGCATCGACTTCACGTTGTATAGCGCGTTCTGCACAGGTTCGGGCGTCACGCGCTTCTCAATGATGGGCTGGTAGCCTTCGCCTTGCAGCTCAGCAACCCGCTCCTTGGCGAGAGAGGCTTTGTTGTACCAGTTGGTGATCTCCTCCCCTGCTTCTTCGTAGTGGACCGCGTACTCCGTGGTCTGCGCAGCAAACCCCGCTCGGTACACTATCGGGTCAAGATCGACCAGTACCAGCATCAGTGGACCTCCTCGTCCTCTTCTTCCTGCTGGAACTCAATCCACTCCCAGGGCTTGCCCTGCATGGTTATGCTGAAGTACACACAGTTGTGGATTGCCTCAGGAAGGACAACGGTGCGCATCTCTACCATGCCCGTCTGCTTATTGACGACGGCGTAGTAATTCTCGAACTCGTTGCCATGGGAATAGCAAACCGCCCCGTCCTCGTTGAGGCGGTCTGCTTCGTAACTTCCTGCCGTGACCAGAATGACCCGGTATAGGTCTGATTCAAAGATAGAAGTCACGATCAGTCGTCCGTGAACTCTTCTTCAATCAGATCGTCCCCGCAGCCCCGGCCTTGGAAGGGCCGTTGGCAAGGATCTCGCTGAGACGCTTGTGGGCGTTCATCGAGTCCACGAAGAAGCGATCAGTGACCTGATCCACATACTCCAGCAGCAGATCAAGGCGCTCGCCTTTCTTCTGCCCAAGGCTTAGAGCATCGTTAGCCAGGGCGGCAGCCACAAGAGTTACTGCTCGCTCCTGGGAGGCAGAGAAGGACATGCGGGGTACGTCAACTTCTTGGTATCGCTTGTCCTTCTGGAGATCCCGGGCCTCCTTCTCGGCCCAGTACCCGTCCCGGGTTTGTCCCCCACCACCAGCAGCTGGTGCGGGGCGTCCACCGCCTTGACGGTTAGCAGCGCGAGGAGCGCCACTCTGGCGAGGAGGCGCCGAAGGTGCCCCACCCGCGACAAGAGAATCGTAATCCACGTTTCCTTTGTCGTCGTTCTCAAAAGAGATCACGTCTCCTTGCTGGAAGGTGGGCTTCTTACGGCCCAACCGGAACCAGCGACGGCTCGAATCAATCTGGAAACTCCAAAGCAGCACCGGACCATTACGCCCGTCGAACTCTTTGCTTTCTACACTTGTTACGGTACCGCTGTTTTGATAGCTCACTTGGCTATACTCCCTTGTGGTACATCGCCGGATTGGCGTTGTACGTTTGCTCAGACTTCTTGCTTGCTTCATCGGCCCAGTTAGGGCCTATGCTTACCCCAGCTCCCAGGGGAGCCGTGAGTTTCACTCCGTACATCTTATCCAGGTACCAGTACGGTACGTTGATTAAGGCGTACTTTGACAGCTCATGGAAGGCCTCAACCTCGTTCGGTGGGACCTCACAGATAATGCTGTCATGTATCGAGTTGACCACCATAAGCTCTAGGTTCGCCGCCTTAGCAGCGTGCCAGAAATACACTAGGCCAACGGGGATAATCTCCGCGGTGGCGAAGCTCTGCACGGGGTAGTTGCAGATGCTGGTGGTATTGGTGACGTAGCCGCTGCGATCCATGCGGGTGTCGGGCCAGTAGAACTGTAGGCCCCACTCCGTCTCCAGCTTCCCCTTCTCCAGCACCGTTGTTATCCAGCGGTCCTGGGTATCCGAGATCCCCGCGTACTTGTCGCGGAAGGCTCGGTAGTAGGTCTGCTCAGCTTCAGTGCCTGAGCGTCCACCAAACAAGGGCTTGAAGGTGTGAGCCTTCGCGCCCTGTCTGTCCGTGGGCTGCCCTGCATCGGTAAGCGTCTTGGCCGTGAAGCTATGCACGTCCACTTCATCCACGATGTCAGAGATAGCCTTCTCGTCTCTTCCAAGGTGTGCTGCGACGCGAAACTCTAGCTGCGCCCCATCACACTCGCCAATCAGCCATCCCTCGTGGCGCGACCTAAAGAACGGCTTGTAGGCGCGCGGGAAGTTTTGGAACTGTGCGCGGTAGTCAAGGCCGTTGCTTGAGAGTCTGTGCGTCTGCGTGTTGGTCTGATTGAACTGTGCCACAAGTCTGCCGTTGGCGTCCTTGCAGCAATCACTAAACTTGCGCAGATACTTGGTCAGCTCAGTGTGGACGCTGTTCAAACTTCCATACAGCTCCAGGAACTTGCGCTGTTTCGCATTGCTAGCATTTAGTGATAGCACGGTGCTGATGTCCGTCTTGGGCCTGCCGCTAGACGTCCTGTCAGGCTTGCCGTAGCGGTCCGTAGGCTCTTTGAACTTCAGCGTCGTGTACAGGAACTCCGCCAGTTGCTTCGTGCTGGCGGTGTTAATACCTCCGGTAAAGGCTTCCATCTGCTGCTGCAGCTCGCCGTAACTACGCTCCAGATCAGTGGCCCTTTGCACTACCTTTTCCGGGTCAAGGTACATACCCGTGAACTCCATCATGCTCAGCACCGGGGCCACAAGGCACCGGGTGTACACGATGGGCATAAGCCGCGGCTTAGCGCGCTGGATATAAGCCAGCTGGTTTCGGAACAGACGTTCCGTCAGGGCAACGTCCTGGATGCAATACTTCTCCAGCCAGCGCTTCGGGATGTCCTGGGTCGGAATCCCTCGCTTAATCATCTTTGAGACGACCGCTTCCTTTCCTTCCCATGCGCGCCGCTTGGCGCAGCGCTCAAGGCTCAAGGCTCCCCACTGCCAACGGTTACCTCCGAGCACGTACTCCGCAAGCTGGGTGTCCCAGACCAGCAGCTGGGGGATCTTAGCCCCGCAGCGATGCAGCCATTGCAGGTCAAACTTGGCGTTGTGGGCCACCACGAAGCCCGCCTGCTCAGCGTCCTCGACTAGCTGGGCGTGGTCAAACTCTCCGCCCCAGGAAACGTGCATTCCAGGGTTAGGGTGCCCAGGGCCGTTAAACCAGGCCACCATGACCGTGCTGTTCTCGCGGTACACGGCGAGACCGTTGTTAAAGGTCGTAGTCTCAAAGTCAAAAACTGTATAGTTATCAGACAGATAGCGGCTAACGTCGGGGCTGGCGACGTGCTCAGGCAGTCGTTTGTGCAGCGCCCGGAGATCCACTAGCTCGCTTCCTTCTCCAGATCGTTCAGCCAGCTCTGCACATCCGCTTCGCTTTCAACTTCGCGGATTGACATAACGCTGGTCCAGGGAGCCGTCTTGCTGTAGCGCTCGATAGCCATGTTATAGCCCCGGCCAGTCTCATGGATGGCCCGGACAATGTAGCCAGCTCGCATAACGAAGCTGGTCAGGTCGCGCCGTAGATTATCACTCACTAGTTTCTTCTCCCTCAAACTCGCGCTGAAGTGTCAACTTGACGTGGACAAGGGTCTCAATCAGATCCGTGATGTCCCCATAATCAAAGGAAAACGTCTCGCTGTCCTGTCTGAGAAGGAAGTGACAATCGTGCAGGCTTTCCTTCTTGGAAGTCAGCCAGCAATTTGTCCACGCTTCAACGATAGGGATCTTCCTGTTGCTTGTGTGGACCATGATTATGTCGCCTTCGCGTTTGATCGTCTCGATCATTGCTAGTCTCCTAAGCCCATATACTTGTTCAGTTGGGGAATAAGGCGTACCGGGAAGAACTCGTGGTTACCGCTGCGCTTGTTCTTGATAAGGCTGATAACGCGACGGTTTGCGGCCTGATCGTCCTTGTCGGCACCAATGCCGAGAAGCACATCAGCTTGG